CCCAACGCAAGCAAAGTCGCAATAATGGTACACTTTGCTCGAATGTGGTTTATTACTAAACCACATAGGGCTACGCTAATTAAAATTGTGACCTAATAAAACCGGACTGACTACCGGAGAAAACTTAGATCATAAAGTTAAATTCGGCGCAGTCCAGACTCACATCAAGAGTCCCCATACGGCCACAGTATGGTAAGAATTTTATTTTAAAGCTTATTCTATATAAAGCTTGGATAAAGGGTTTTATTTAAAGATCTACCCATTAAGATCTCTTAAACCAATTAAGGTTCTGGTAAAGGTGGATTTGCCTCATAAAATAAACGAGGCGCTCCAGTGAAGAAGTATACTTGGAAATGTTCTGCGGCTGCTACATAATAGTAGAAAGCTGTATTTGTACCTCCATCACATAGTATACTGACCTCAAATCCGTTTCCGAAATTCTGAGTAAAGTTTTGAGTTTTACCAGGCTCAAAACGTTGCGGGCTGTAATATGGAATTTCAAATTCAAGACAGGGATTAACTATGGAATGGGTATAAGCCATCCCATTGTAACCAGCGGGCATATGACCTGCAACCTGAAATTCACCTGGGGGTGTTCCAATAACTGCAGCATGACCAGACTCAGCAACAGAAGTGACATCTAAGGGAGTTGTTACTCTTAAAGAATAGTCCCTATTAAATCTGTTGTGAAAACGTTCTACTGACATATCAAGAGGAGTAGTCAAACTCAAATCCCCTCTAGGTACGATTTTATATCTTATACCCCCTCTATATCCTGAAAACATACACATCACCCAATGTAACATAACAGTATTACAGAAATTATAAGGAGCTAGTAAATCAGTTCTATGAATAGCTCCAGTAACATTTCCCCGGAGAAAAGGAAAATTATTTTGAGCTACTTGAAGTACTCTACCAAGTGAAGTTCCATTAGAAACAGCAGTATGAAGATTATACCTTTTAAGCATTTGCCTAAAAGAGGTTATACTCTCACCAGTGAACACTTTATTAATTAAAGATGTATCCTGTTCTGTTGGTCCTAGTTTCTTCACAATGTTTTGAGTTGGAGCACTAGCTTCCATTGTATTTTCGGATTCAGGTACAATCTCACCACTTTGGGGAAAAAGAATTTCTCCACTTTGTGGTTTAAGTACATAATTGCCAATTAGTTGGTTAGGAACAAACACTTCAAAATCATCACCTGTACTAACAAAAACATTTATTTCAATGTCGTTGTTCACAGTAGAATTGGGAGTGGTGAGCTCATTCACAACATAAACAGCTAAAACACCATTACCAACAGCACGAGTTGCATAAGGTGTTGTACTATAAATTGTGGAAACTGCATCCAATCCTGGAGTGGCATGCTCAAGTAATGTGACATCCTGACCAACACCAACCTCAATAGTGAAATCTCGCGTATCAGCTAAATCAATAATTTGGACATAATTAGTATTGTACTCATTAGATTCAAAATATTCTGGATCATATACTATTTTGAGTCGTCCCTTATGAAATGTAGAGGCAACCACTTGAAATCGATAACGCATAGTTCCAGTCCAATAATCGAAGGGCAATGCAGCCATAGCACAGGCAGGAAGACGCAATGGTGTAGGGGAACCACCACCTTCTGCCCACGTTACTGGAGTAACACGAGTATTCCACAATAGTGTTTCTGGAGCAGTACCTTGAATCCAAGGGAATTTAGTAATATAAGATTCCCTAGTGGATATAGATCTAATTGCCATTGGATCTTCAGCACAAATACCAGCAATACGTGGATCGACTGTAAGTTCTTGTGCATGGTCAACAGTTAATTTTTGTATTGGATCAGGAACATTAGTATTTGCAAAAGAACCCATAATACGAGGTAAAAGTGGATCAGGAGATTTAGTTACTGGTGGTCTGGAATATCCAAACATTTTAGCTATATTACCAATGGTTTCAGCTGCCATAGTGGTTGCCATTGCAAAAGGACGAATCACGGGAATAACTGTTAACGCAGAAGAAATCTTTGCAACAGCAGAAGCAGGTTCAGATATCATACCTTTTGTATTAGCTTCCTCTATCTCTCCAGATTGGGGTGTGAGAGTATTAGGATCATTAGAAGTAAGAACTGACATAGAAACATCCTCAGCCCAGGCAAACACTGATATAGTAACTTTATCAGTAGCACCATTGGCATGTTTCAGGGTGTTCAATTCTCTAATATACATTTCACCTAAGACAGTCCAATCAGAACTAGGTATATTAATATAGTTCTTATGATAAAACATAGGCAAAATCAACTCTCCACCCGTAGAAGTAGTAGGGTCTAAATAAATGTGCGGCATTTGCGAGGCTTGAACTAAGTCATCGCTATTCAAGGCAGCAGTTGTAGTTAAGGTATCAAAAATGTCAAAAGGTAAATAATGAGCAATTGCTCGCCCATATTGAAAACCATTACCATTTATAACAATCTTAAGATGCAACTTAGCCTTCAATAGATTAAAATTAGTAAGCCTATTGATGACACGAGGATTCTGTAAATACTCAGACCAGGGATCAAAAGAGTCAAACAAAGAGACTCCTGTTCCCCACTCTACTTCATGAATTTTTAAAGGACGACTAAAGAAATTACCTAAATCAGCATCATCAGTATCTTGTAAAGATCTAGTGGGATCTAACTCCCCACCAGCATCATAGGTGTAAGCTGATAATTGATCTGTAAAGGCAACATTCTGAGTCATAGTCATCCTAGAGCCAGAATAAGTTGTGGATTCGGCATTTCCACTTTGTGTTTCGAGAATCACATCTAGTTTACGTTTATTAGTCTCAGGTTCGAAGACTTTTGCAACAACAACTGACATATCAGAGGGAGGTATAATCTTCCCATCGAATAAGTCAACTCGCTCTCCTAAACGATGACGGTGGTTATGCCAAAGCTTGTCAAACCTATTTGGATTAATACCATAATTACCTAAATTACACAGTACATCAAAAGCAGTAGGATATGCTTTGTCATGGGTAACATGATACTTCAAAACTTGTTCACGAGTCCTAGTTTTGTAAGACTTATGACTCTCGAAATTCCTTGTGAGAAGGTCTCTGACTACCTCAGGATAGCCAGTGTAGTCCATACACTGCTCACAACCAGTGTTTGGATCATTATAATTTGTATTTGTAGTAAGCGGTTTATTTACAATCTCATAGCACTGCTCAATGCCATGAGTGGAATAGTTTACATTGAAATGGCGAGTTTCTCTCCTAAATAGGAGTATTCTTAGGGAAGAATGCCTATATGTACAAAGCCTATAATTAAATATATAAAACTATACAAAAACATATAAATTACGGTATCCATATATACACATTAGTTTTGCTTTGCCGTAGCAACCAGACTAGACTGGTCGAATAGGTTTAACGGCACCTATTCCAAGCCGATAATAACCTCATCTTCTTCAATGAGATCTTCTCCCAGATACTTGTGTCTCCATCTGTTCACACACTTGTCATAGGAAATGTCCAGTGATGGACACAGGTGCTCAATATTGCACTTCTGAGCAACTAAACGCAGTTTAGCTCGTCTATCTTCAAAAATTTCTCGACCATAATAAAACCAGTCACGCAACGAACTTTCGATATTTTGAGCGCTATGCATAGGTAGAGTCAACTCCTTTGATAATAGATGTGAATGCAATCTCTTATATATAGAGTCTTCAGACAGAAGACCCACTTTCTGTCCAAGATCAGCATTAAATTCACATCTTCTTTTCAAAAAGTCAACATCTTTTTCACTCATATAATGTGTTGGAGTTGATTCTTTATCTGGCATTGTAAATTTCATATCGTGCTCCGACAACCAGTCAGCATATGTAATATGCGTAAATTCACTACAATTAGCTGAAACAGTACCTATTACATCATCTCCATAAGTTAAAAACGCACACTCTTTCTTAAAATCAGCTTCTGGATACTTAGTAAAGAAGCAACTTCTTAAAAGAAGTGAATTAACTAATGAGTTAATAATTACAGTCAAATTTTGTCCAGATGGATTTGTCCCAAATAGCTGTATTAAATCACCATTATATGCCATAACGGGATATACAACCTCATGGACTACCATCTTCATAAGATTAATATCATCTTGACTATAACCATCGCATCTTGATGCAATATCTATTAAAATGTCAAAAGCAGCTATAGTAACTTGGGCAGGCATCCTAACATCATACTTACTATAATCACCGGCTAAAACACGTTCAGTTCCTTTGCTCATGGCTGCTTCCCATAATTCTTCCCATTCTAGACCTTCAGCATTAACACCTACTGCACATTCGTACAGTATGGGATTCATCTGAATAATTCTAACTATAGGGAGAAAATACATACGAATTATGAGTTGCAAAACTAGAGGAGCACTTTGGAATACACGCACCTTATCCTTAGTCAATTTAGTGGGTTCATCTTTTAAACAAGATTTCCATATCATATAACATCTCTTACCACTTCTAAGAATCTCAATAATGCGATCAAACTCATCCCATATTTCCTTCTTAAAAGTTCTAGGTTTTCCACATTCTGGATAATCATCAGGATTTAAATCAATCAATAGTGGGTGTTTTGAGCCACTAAAAGGAAATCCCGGTGAAGTGTTAAAGTTCATAGCATCTATAAACTTTACTCCAACTAACCCACTAACTGTAGCAACTCTAGATAAAGGGCCAATGCTAAATAGTTCTGGTATCTTACTTTGTAAATTTTCAGTAAGACTTTTCATAGATCTAACTGACTTCTGTAAAACACTACCCAATGGTAAACTAGGTAAAGAAGCGTGTACAAGAGTAGCTTGAAATGGGTATCTACCTTTACCTTTCATCTTAGGGGGTCCCCACTGTTGCTTAACTCCAAACACCTCCTCGACTGCGTCTGACATAATAGTTGATGACACATTACTATAAGGTGTAGATTTACCACTAGTTTGACCATAGACGTCGATACAAGCACCTTCATTAAGAAAGTTAACTGCACTTTTATGGTGAATGTCGACACAATTAATTATAGGTTTGTCAAAAGTAGAAACTGGAAAATTACCCATATGCGGTAACAAATCACCACAAGAAGCTGAAAGTACTACTCCATCGACTTGAGATAGAATAGACAGAGCATTATTAGCTTGATCTTGCGTCAAAATACCACAACCACCTAACTTGCCTTTACCTCCTAAATGGAAGCCAAGGATCATAGAACCCTTCGTATCACTAACTAAAGGAGACATACACATACCAGCTTTTGTTTCTATAGGTAAATTATAATAACTACCCATGAAAATAGTTATAGTATGTGCTACTTTACTAATTCCTTTAAATAGTGTTGGAACAGACTCAAGGGAACTTCCCATGATATCTCGTGTAACAAATAAGGCAGGGGTTTTTCCAACAAATATATCAGTAGGTAAGAATTTTCTGAAATCTTTCATAGAACCTCCACTTGTAATAAAACAAAGTGTAAAATCTGTTCCAGGAATATTATATGAAAAAGATTGAGAAATCTTATCCCGAAAAGTACTACCTACTTCCATTTTACCATTCTTAAAACATTTAATAGAAATATCTCTATTCCCATGTTCATATATAAAATGAGTTGGAATAAGAACAAAGTTTGAAGTTAAATAAAATCCCAACGTTGTCTTATTTTTATCAGATACAATACCAATAATATTGGTCTTCATAGAGGCAATTAAATTTTCAGGACTAGTAGTTTTTGCCGGAACATCCATAGGTAAAGCTGTACATTCAGCAGCCAACCATGGATTCTCCTTATCATTACGTTCCTGGACTTCAGAAATATTTTGGGGATCTAGTCCAGTATGTGTTTGTAGCTTGGAATATCTATTACGTAAAAGTGCTAAAATAATGGCAATAGCACCTAGACCAATAATAGCATAAGTAACTTGCCACTGATTAGTATACGTTTTAACAACATCTTTTAAATCTAGAATCCTTTCACGTATCATCATTTTATATGTTTGCACAGTACAGCAAGTATACAAATACATCGTAAATAAACCTGACAAAATCCAAACACATGCTAAACAAGGAATTCCATAAGACAGAACTAAAATCATCAAGAAAATAAAAATATTTCCAGAAATTAACGATTGTTTTAACTCCTCACGCCAGAAAAATAATCCACATTTAAGTACATAAGGATGGCAAATAACACTCTCTGGCATAAAATCAAAATTCTCCCATCGAGTACATAATGAATTCGCTGCCAATATGGCAGAGGTTAACCCTCTCTCATAAAACTCCTTGATACGTTCAGACTTTGATTTTAAAAATCCAATCGATTTATAAGAGTTCCATTCACCAGCATGCGGTTCAAGAGTTTTACACTTTTCACAATAAACCATACCACAAGAAGAACATTTCTCAGGCATAGCATCCTGATTACTAATATACATTTCTTGTTCCTCAAAATGTTTCTTAGAAGCATGTTGTACCCAATCTAGATAAGTATCAATATCAACATCTTTCATAAGTTTGCCATTATGGGTAATACACTTCAAAGCTTCAGGAATAACATTTCTTCTGTTTTGGGCATGATACACCCTAACTGATAATTTCCATACATCAGGTTTTGGTGTCAATCCAAATTTCGCTATAATCTTCTCAGAAGATAATATTCCATCAGTACAAAACTCCTCCTTAGGTTGAACTTTAACGTGGTACATCCGTCGTAAAACTGATTCTGGCTCATTTGAATAAACTTGAGCATTCAACATCTCAACATTAGTTGAAACAATGCAAAAATAAGGATTTAATGAAACTTTTCCTTTTAAAAAGACATCAGCCATAGGAGCCAAATATTTTATATTATTAATAACCTGGATGAGACGGTAAGCTGGAGAAAAATCTATAAAATCAGATTTCGTATTAGCGAAGTCGTCAAATATAATGGCATTAATGTGTGAACGAATAGAAGAAGCAAACTTGTCATTATCTGCCCAAGTTGCAATCCTATCTTTTTCAGCACTAAGTCCATTATATATAAGTCCAGCATTTACAGTTAAGTTAGTTAAACTGGATTTACCACATCCAGATTGGCCAAACAGACTAACTGCAAAAGGAGTTATCCGAAGTCCACCACGAGTACGAAGTTGTGTAAATTCAGTGTGATAATCACGTAATTTATCCATACGATCACTAACATACTTTCTCTCAAACGTTTGTGATCTTTTAATATAATGTAATAAATTCTCACCAAATTCGATTGCTTCTTTCAGAAGAGAGTCGTACTCATTGTCATCAATATCAGTATACTCTCTTAAGTTACCAGAGAGTGCATATCCATGCCAAGATCGTAAATTATTATACAAGGTGTCAAAATGAGATATTTTGTCGTCCTCAACAAAGAAAGCAGAAACTTCACCTGTTTTGTAAACACGCCATCCACCTTTCATAAAACCAGAAACGGCTTCATAGAAAGCTTCAAATACATCTCCAGCTGCTAATTGTTTCTTAGACACAATAGGAGTAAACAAACTAACATTACCAATCTTGAACTGGATATCAGCTGTTGAACACATACCAGCAGAAACTATAACGTTAATTAAATTAATAAATTTCCTAGCAGTAGAAGAATTACGAAAATCTTTAAAATTGGTGAAAGCACTATCCATAGCATCATGCCAAGAAATACTATTCAAAACACCATCTTGAGTATTTAAAACAACCAATTCTTGGTCAATTTCATGTAAGGAATCCATACCGAAAGCTTCTTCAAGCATAGCTTCAATACGTTCGTGACCGTCATCACTCGACCAATCTGTGATATAATTGGTTCGCATAATTTGGCTATAAACATATAAAGGTAAGGATTGTTTAACATGGGCTTGCATATATTGAGTAATAGCAGCAATCATACCACGTTTCGACTTGCAATCACGCAAACTTTCAAATAGACACCACACCTGAATTGCTTCCTTTAAATAAGGATCAGCTTGTAAGCAACCCATTTGAGGTTCTAGAACTGGCTTATTATACCGCTTATAAACTAAGCATATAAATGTACAAGTATCAAAACAAATTGCAACAACAAATAAAAATGAAGCAATATAACGAATAACACATAAGAGAAAATCAGTTGGGCCTGGTTGGTAAAATGATCCACATACGACTAACCATATATAAATAAGGCACATAGGTGGAACATCATGCTTATGGTAATTTCTCTTGTTTTTACAGTATCTTACCCCCTTGGAGGCAGTCAAGTCCTGTTCACTAAACTTTGACTTTTGGGTTTGTTGGGCTTTTCTTAATCCTCGACTCATCATGTAATTAATACAATCGACGAGTCAAAGATTATTCAAAGCAGGTGTCCTGCAAAGAATAAATCTTCAACAGTCGACACAGCATCTTTTTACTCATATAAATGAGTTTAATCAAGCATATCATCAGACGTTATTCCATGGACACTGGTGGCCGTCTTCAATGCACAAGTTAGATTCGCTATTGCATGAGAACGCTCAAATTGAATTAAATCAAGAGCTATATTCAAACACAATTCACAAATCGCTTGCTACTGAGTCTCGTCTGGGGTTTGGGCCCTACCCGAAGGCGTTCCCTGGGTGACCAATTCTCGTATAATTGGCGAAAGTTCGCATTTGATACTAAAATCGTGCATATGCGAATGCAATAAAATAATCATATAGTGAAGTAAACTTAACACTATACATGTTGTTAATTACAACTTAGATCCTCAAGACATAATAAGCTTCTTAATGATCA